GGTGACGGCCATGCCACCACGGATGAACAGATGCACCTGGCGGTTGTACTGATCGAAACCGTCCGGGATGGTGACGTTGAAGCTGAGCGTGCTGATGCCCGGATAGCTGCCAACGGTGCCGCAGAAGAATGGCGCCTCGGGCAAATCCTTACCGGCACGCTGCACCAGGAAGTTGCCGGGTGCCCAGGTGCCAGCCCTGCGGTTGTAGGTCTGCGTGTGTGCGCCAACGCGGCAGGCACGCTGAAACACGTCCTTGACCGGGATGCTGTCGAGCTGGCCCTCGCTCAGCACCAGCATGTAGTACGCGGTGACGTTGTTGCTGGCGTCATTCTCGAAGCGTGCTTCGGTGGCGCCGGGGCTGATCAGGATGCCGCCTTTGCTGTTGCGGAACCGGGCGAACACGATCGGCACCGGCTCGCCAATCTGCGCGAACCGCTGCGGGCGATCCAGCTCTGTGGTGCCCTGCGCGGCGGTTGCATCAGCTGGTGCATTGATCTGCCCGGCCTGGATGGCCAGCAGTGCCAGTGGATCGCTGGAGGAAAGGAAGCTCACTGCCTGATGCCCTGCCCCATGATCGCCAACGTCAACCGGCGCGGCGGCACTTGTGCTCCAACGGGAGACAATGCCGAGCCGAGTTGTATGGTCAGGCTAGTCAATCCGCCATTGCCGCCAACCACTTGGCCGGTGTACGCAGCCACCAGCTCCTGCCCAGCTTGCGGGGTGTTGTTGTTGATGGTGGAATCAAACTGGTAGATGCTGAGATCCACCAGGCGGCCATCGCTGATGGCAGCCAAGAACGCATCCAACACCAGGCCGGTGGCTGCAGCGGTAACGGAGACTGACTGCTCAGTACCACTGCTGCCGGCGGTGATGCCATCAGCAATGAACGGCACGTAGTTCCAGCTGGCGCTCGACCATGTGACGCTGGTGTTGGCGTAGTAGCTCTGCCAGCGCTGGTAGGTGGTACCACCGGCGTCATAGATACGGAGGTATTGGCTTTGCGCTCTCATCAGGCAATACCTAGCGCGATGCGTGCAGACGGTGTACGCAGCCGGCCGATTACGCCTTCAGCGGTCAGCCGCATGGCGCGTTCCATGTCGGCCACTGTGACGTAGCGCTGGCCGTCAAACTCCATCACCGGGCCGGTGGTGATGTTGATTGTCGGCGATCCGCCGCCTGATGCCGCGCCAGCCAGCACTGCGCCACCACGGGCGCCTGCTAGGAAGTTGCTACTGGCCGCGGCCATCTTGGATTCAGGCACCACATATTCGCGCTCGCCGCCTTCGCCCACCATCGCCAGTGTTGGTCGATTGACAACGCCGCCTTCTGCAAAGGCCGGCACTGTGAGTTGTGGAATCAACGGGATGTCGGGCGCCGGCAGTCGGTTGAACGCACGGATCAGCACATTGATCAGTCCTGCCGCGGAATTCACGCGATCCGCCAGATACTGCAGCACGCTGCGAAAGACATTCTTGATCGTGCCAACTACTGCCTCAAATGCTTTGCCGATCGCGCTGCCGATCTTGCTGAAGATCGCCACTGCGCCATCGTAGAGACCCTTGAAGAATCCAAGGATTGGCTTCACGTAGTAATTCATGTAAGCCTGCGCGCCAGCCTTTAACAGCTCACCAATCTTGTTAAAGGCTCCGCCGATAAAGTTCACTACAGCATTGAACGCTGCACCGATCTGATCACGGAATGCGTAGATCGCAACGCCAGCCGCAACCAGCAGTGCAACGATACCAACTGGGCCAGTGATCAGCACGATGAATGCTGTGGCGATGCCAGCAATGATGCTGCCTGCACTGGCTAATGCGCCGCCTGCCGCGAACAGGCCAGCAATCGCGCTGCCGATCGAGACGATGGCCGAGATAGCTGGTGCCAATGCAACAAGCGCTGTGAGCAATCCGCCAATCACCAGCAGCGTGGCCTGCACCGGCCGCGGGAGCGCAGTGAATGCTTTGATAATGCCGACAATGCCTTGCGCAATGCTTGTAATAGCAGGCAGCAGTGCTGTGACTGCTTCGTTAAATGGTCCGCTCAGGCTGCGGCTAATGGCGGAAAGTGACTCGTTGAATTTGTCGGCAGCCTTTGCCGTGTCTGTGCTAATGGTGGCTTGGTATTTCTCCAGCTCTTCTCTACCCATGCTTAGCATCGGTATAAGTTCCATTCCACCTTTACCGAATAGTGATTGCGCTAGCGCGGCTTTGCGCGCCGGATCTTCGATCTCAGCAAATCTATCTGCAATCCTCAGCAGCAGCTCATTGCCAGGAACAATCTTGCCATTCGTGTCGGTAAATGCTATCCCCATTTCTTGAAGTGCGGCTTTGACTCCTTTAGTGCTGACATCCATTGCGGCTAGCGCTTTTCGTGCGCCTTCTTTAATGACGCGCTCTTGCTCTGCAAGACCCTTGTCAGTCGCAGTCTTCTGCGCTTCAAACCGTGCCTTGGTTGCTTCTTCCTCGATTCTTTTCCTTTCGTTCAATGCGTCTTCTTCTCTGCGTTGCGCATCTCGTAACTGGCGATCGCGTTCTGTCTGCTGACGATTAAAGCCATCGCGCAATAACTTGAGTTTGTCTTCTTCTTCTATTCTTAGTTGCGTTAATTTTTGCTCTTTGGCTTGATCGGATAATGTCTTGTCATTCTGAACTGAACTGCGCAATAAATCATAGCGTGCTTGTATTTCTCGTTCTATCTGTCGCAGCCTGCTGTCGGCTTCTTCTTTTTCTCTGTCTGCTTGATCGTTATAGCGATCGTCAATCAACGTTTGTTCGTCTCTAAATCGTCGGTTCAATTCGCGCAGCCGCCCATCTGTTTCATCCTGGAGCATATCTAACCTGTCTCGCGCAGCTTTACGAACCGCCTCAAGCTGGCGCTCTTCACTGCGCTTGACTGCATCCTCTGCAGATTGGGATGAATTTTTGACTGCATCTGCGTATGATTTGGATTCGGCCCCAGCGTCTGCTAATCCACGGTTAAGGCGGCCAAGTCCTTTCGCTATTGCTTCCACGCTGGTGCCGCTATCTTCCGCTGCACCACTGAACTTGCTTAAAGCCTCAACTGAAACGCCAGTTCGCAAACTCAAGTCATAAAGATTGTCTGCGGCGTCGATGGATTTGGATGCAAGCACGCCAAGCCCTGCGATCGCCCCTAGCGGCAGCAGCGCACCCATCAATCCGCCGATGCCCTTGGCGGCTTGACCCATGCGGCCGAGCCCGCCGCCCGTTGCTCCGGCTTGCTTGTTCAGATTGCCAAGGCTGCGGCTGAGGCCGTCGATCTCGCCTTGGCCTTGAACATCTGCCTTTACCTTCAGGATCGCGTCAAGCTTCACGGCTCACCAATCGCAGGACTTCAGCCTCGATGATCTGCAGATCGCTCAGCATTGCAGATTTATCCGCCACTGACCGCAGTCTAAACAGCCACGCCACTGCACCATAATCCAGTCCGATCAGGCCGCCAGGGCCGGTGCGCCATTGCGTCTGGCAGTCGAGGAACATCATCAGCGCAGGCCACGCATCTGGTTCAACCTCGAAGTGCTCAGGCTGGCCGGGCTCGAACCCAGCCACGCCAAGCACTGCGGCATCATCTGCGGTTTTGTCGATCACGCCGCCCTTGACCCAATGATGGGCGGCGTCCTTCAGTTTTTTGCTTTGTTGCCGGTGACGCTTTCGAAGTACGCCACGACAATGGCGCTTGCGACTGCCGGGATGTTCAGCAGCTCAGCCTTGCTGGCGGCAGTGAACGGCACGTCCTCGCCGTCCTCATCCTGCACATTGCTCCAACCGGCCAGCACCTCATCGGCCACCGATTGATCGGTCAGGTCGATCTCTTCATCACCGCGCTGCTTTGCCCTGAACAGGTCTTGGATCTCATTGATCCGCGTCTGCGCCAGTCGATTGAACCGCGCGTCAAAGGTCTGCTTCTCATAGCGCCCGCCATCAATCGGCAGGCGCAGTACCACCGGCCACTCGTAGGTGGCCGACTTCTTCAGGACAAATGCCATGCAGGATCAGGAGAAGGTAAGGACAACTTCATCGTTGCCGGCGCCGGTTGGGATTGCCACGTAGGGCAGGTTCAGCATTTGCACGCCGTCCTGATCAGCATAGGTCGGGTTGCTGATGTCCACCTTGGGCGCCACCAGCGAGACCCTGTTGCCAGCGGTTGTGCCATGTAGCAGCGTCAGCACGCCGGTGGTGTCGTTGTTGGCAATGGCGAAATAATCCTTCGTGGCGATCGGCACAGCTTCAATCATGCACTCGCCGGATGGCGCCCGGTTGGTGATCATGATCTCCTTGGTGCAGCCAACCAGTTCGCGGTAGACCAGCTCGTTAGCCATGTCAAGGCTGAGCGACTGCAGGCAGCCGGCATAGCTCAGGAAGCTGAACGTGCTGCTGTTGCCCGGCTTGAAAATCAACGGGTCAGCCTGTGCGGTATAGGTGCTGGCCGGCGCCGCCGTGTCAGTCGGCGCGTTGTAGATCCCGGTGAACTCGAAATCGATCGTCACGATTGCTCCCACCTCAGCGCTCAGCGAGAATGTGCCGCGGCAGCCGGTGGCCTTATGCAGCACGCCATCATTGTTGTAGTAGATGGTGACGCTATCGAAGCTGCTGCTG